TTTTTTATCAGCAAGTAACTTGTTAAGTTGAATGGCAGATTTCAGATTCAGTTCCTTAGCAATCTCTGTCATTGTATATGTCTTATTGACATGTGTTAAGATAGCATTCTTTCTTTCTGCTTCAACTCTTGCTTGTCTTTCCTGTTTTAACTTTGTTAATAATTCTATTCCAAAGTCTGGATTATTCAGTATTTCATCAATAACATTATCAGTAGCATATATTCCATTCTTGCGAATTGACGGAATAATCTCATCAGCCACTAATGCTTGAAATTTCTCTGCTGTTTCATTTTTGGCTTTCATTGCTAGTCTGTAGAAGATGTTTTCTGGGATAAAATCGTCTTTCCCCAGCTTGTTGGGGAAACCAATATCCTCTAAATATCTGTTGATTGTTTCCCAACGAATAGATATATATTCCACTCCGTTTTTCTTTTGGGTTTGAGTAAACCCAAGTCCTCTAGCAACATTTTCCAATCTTAAGTACGCAACGCCATTCTGCTCATAGCAGTCTACGCCGCAAATATTCTTAGTGTTCATAGGTACTTTAATCTCATTGTGAGAACTATCTTTTGTAGTTGGATAATTATAACTCATTATTTTACCTCCTACAAAAATTTATCATTTGCTCTAAACAGAATCTATTGCGTAGTGGGAGTATATGCCCACAATGCCTCACGCAATAATATTATGCCACTTCCTTTGTAGCCTTGTCTTGTTCCTTTAAATTAAAATTATTAACATTGTCCTGAATGGTTTCTATCTGCTGCAAAACTCCCATAAGAACATATGAAACTCTTTCGTTTTCCATATTTGCTAAAACTTCTGTTACTGTTGCGTGCGCAATTTCTGACGCTATGTCAATATTTGTTACGATTTCTACATTACTCATTTGTTTTTCCTCCGAAAATAATCTTGAATTTTCCGAAAGAAACTGATATGATAGATTTATCAATTCCTTTCGGATTGGTGCTTTTAAAGCGTTGTGTTCGTTGGTAGCGGTGCAACGCTTTATTTTTTTTGCCCTTTTACTTTTTCAATGCCTTTTTTAATCAAATCAAGTATTGTATATCCGCTTTTATCAGAAAAATTCATTATTTCTTCCTTTTCCTCTTTGGTGACACGAATATATATTCTTTCATTTTTAGGATTGTCGAGTTTAGGTCTACCTTTTTTATTGGACATATACTCACCTCTTTTCTGTCCGCACATTTAATATAAACCGTACGCACAAAAAAGTCAAGCACTTTTTCAATAAAAAATGGAACGCACCAAAAAGATACGCTCCATTAAGAGATTATTTTTCTATAAAACGCGGTATAAAGCTAATACTATTATAACTGCCAGCTCCATTGTTTTCGCAATTAACAATCAAGCCATATGTAGTTATTTTATCGCCAGTTTTATAGTTCCCGCTTTTTAAATTGAAATCTTTTGAAAAATATATGTATATTTTTTCTTTGCCGTATTCGCTTTTATTCTTAACAACGCCTGTAAAAAATCCTGCCTGCAAGTTATAAGCATTAACAACTTTACTTATACTCTCATCTTCCATATCCTTTGAGGATAACGTATAGCGATTAGTAAGCATTATATCTATTTTTACATATTTGTCAGTCAAATCCTCATCCGTAAACATAATGTGGTTGTAATCCATTTGTTCACATATAAATTTATATTTATCTTCATCAAGATAAGACATGCCATTGTCAAGCATATCTTTAGTAGCAACTTCTGTTGATTGTGTTTTAGCTTGTGTGCTTGCTATGATATTATTATTGCTTTCAGTTATATTATTAATAATAAATAACGCTGTAACAAATACCATTCCTGCCAATACTGCAATCACTATCTCCTGTAGCTTCTTTTTGTTATCTTTTTTATCCATTGTAATACACCCCTTTACTTTTATAGTGTTTAAAGTGTATCACAACGGATTGGATTATTCAATTAAATGTTAAATGCTGGCTGTCCTGTCATAGCCGTATACTGATTGGCATATCTCTGTGTTGTTCTGAACACTTCCTGTCCGTCAATCTGTACAACAATGTTTCCGTTCTGCTGACCTATATTTGCATTAGCAAATACCTCTGACATGCCCTCAATGACAGCTTGCTTAATGCCGTCTGTTATCTGCTCGTTGTTAGCAACTGCTGTCTTACCATTACTGAATTTGCCAACCATTTCATTATGATTAGCAAAGAAAAGCCCATCCTCTGGGAAGCCGCCTACTGCATATGCTCTAGGTTTTGGCTGTATAGCAATATGAAATGCACTTTCAGATATGTTGCCATTATTATCAAATACTTCTCCGCTGAATTTACTCGCAAAGCTATTGGATAATGCATTTTGAATCAACCAAGACTTGCTGTCTATGGTGTCTGCTAACGCTTGCATTAATTGACTGCCTGTTTCTTCTCCAATTTCTCCAGCTTCAACTTGGTCAACAATACTCTGGTAAGCTCTTTTTGCTGAATAAGGTATGTCGCTGATGTTGCTGCTAAATCTACTGCTTAAATCAGATCCTGCATTTGCGCCTATGTTTCCAAACTTTGAAAAAGTACTGCTTGTGTCAGAATCAATAATACCAAGTTTTGATTGCACTTCGTTTTTAGCTTGTTCATACGCATTTGTGATAGCCTGCTGCGTATCTTGCGAAGTTCCAACAGCGGTATTTTTTAATTCATTCCAACAAAACTGCATATCATCCGTAGCTTGCTGAACTGTTCCCTTAGCTTCATTAACCTTATCTTGATTGGCTTCAACTTCTTTGTTGAGTTGTTCAATTTCTCTTGTTACGCTCGCATAAGCTGTAGCTTCGTCTGGCGTCATTTCGACAACCTGTAAAGCACCGTTATATGTCAGCTTATTAAGTTCCTCTTGTTTCTGTCTCAACTTCTCTTTGCTGTCGTTGAGAGCATCTTCCATTTTCTTTAATTCCTTCTTCTCTTTATATTCATCTTTAATCAATTGAATATAATCTTCCCTTAACGCTTCCAAGCGGTACTCTTCCTGCTTTTTGTCAATCAGTTTTTCAATCTCTTCTCTAGTCCCCTTGTATGCGCCAGTTTCTGTGTCAATAACTCCACTTAATTCCGGTACTTTTTCAACTAATTCCTGTGCAATATCCTTGAGTAATTTCTGTTGTTCAGTTGTTAAGCCTGTTTGATTTGCTAGTTCAAAGTATTTTGTTTTAAGAGCTTCGATTTCATCAGCTGTTGTATTATTTTTCCATGAATCTTCTATTGAAGCAATTGATTGTTGTATTTCACTTGTGGTTTTGCCAACCTCTTCTCTAATAACTCCATATCCAGATAAATAATCTGGAATTTCGTCTTGGATTTTAATAAATCCTTTGATTGCACCTGTTACACCAACTATTGCCGCCATAGCCAAGCCTGCCGGTCCAAAAGCTGTGTATAATCCTGCTGCACCGATAGCTGCACCACCTGCTATTTTAGCAATAGAAGCTACAAGGTTATCACTTCCTTTGGCTATATCAGTAAAACCGCTTTCGATGAGTTTAAATTCTCCAAAAGCTGATACTCCGCCAAGCAATACTTTTTGAAATAGCGACATATTATTTCTAACTTTGGTTATTCCGCTGTTAAATACAGTAAATAGCCCTTTATCTTTAACAACTTTTCTAAAGTCTTGGAAATCCAATGTTGCTTTGGTAATTTTAGGGTGCATAAATGTTAATGCCGAAGCTGCTGCTGCACTGCCGTTTTTTGCTGCTTTCATTGCCTTGGCTGTATCTTCTGCCATTATGCTTAATGAATTTAACTTATTGTATGTCTTAGTAAGGCTCGATACTACGCTTGCGCCACCTATCGCCTTAAGCAACTTAGGAACTGCCACTAGCGATATCAGAAGCGTTTCTATCGGTGCTTTAGATAGCATACCCAAGTATAATTCAATAGCACCTTTTAAGCCTTGCACAATAACTCTGCCTGCTGCATTAAATACCTTAGTCCAATCAATTCCTGCAAGGAAATCGCCCATTTTCTGACCGATTTTAAACCAAGGAACATCATCTATAGCCTTTGCAAACCAATTAAAAATTCCTGCCACAAGGTTAGATGTATCTTGTCCTGCTGCATAGAAATCCCCGATTGCAAAGTCTTTAAATATCTTCCTAACAGGTTCAAGTGCTTTCTCTATCTTATCAGCCCAAGCAACCGCTGAATTTTCCATATTGGCAAATGCTTTATTCCATGCCGCTTCATAATCAGCCGCCGCCTTAGCGATATCATCTGTCAAATCAATAGTGCTACCGCCACCACCGCTTGAACCCTTGCTTGAGCTTGTATCGTCCTGCAATTTATTAATTTCATCAAATCCCATAAGGGATAATGTAGCTTTCTTAGCTGAATCAGCTACATCTTGGTAGCCATCTGAAATATTTTCTAATCCATCTGTTGTATCTTTATACCCGCTTTGTCCAAAACTCTCAAAATCAATCTTAACACCCATTAAAGAAGCAAGGTTGACTAATAATCTTTTTATAGCAATAGTAACGCCATTTACAATCGGCATAACCTTTGAAAGAATTGGGATAAATAGCTGTCCTGCTACCATTCCTACCTCTTTCATATTGTTGCTGAACTGGCGTAACATATTACTTGGGGAGTTGATTGTCAAATTTGTTATCGTATAGGCTCTTTATCCTATACTTCTTATAGTTTCCTATAAGTTCAGAGTACATTATCACCCACATCATTATGTTTGGTTTGGTGGTAGCCACTTCCACCTCATACTGTCCTATATACAGTAGTGTCGGACACTCTTGGGAATATTATATTTATTCAATTCCTACTCGTTACGATACTCAATAGCCTGTTCGTAATCTATTGAGTTATCTCGGTATTAGCATAGTTTTCAGCTTTAATCCAATAAAATCCTCTGCATTTATTTCCTGTCTTGATAGCCTTGTGAATCTGTTTATGCACTTTTTCGGGTTCATTCATATATCTAGCCGCTTCTGTGCAATTATTAAAGTGGTTCACGATTTTTCTATCATTATCAAGTCGGTAAATGCCCTTCCCCTCTCTTATACCATTATACTTATAATCTTTGTCTGGATTGTATTCATCAGCATATATCCATACATAATTGTTTGCCGTTCCATATTTACCACTTAGGCAAAAAGATATGCTTGTTCTTGATGTTGATGTTTCTTGACTTGCTTGTGTTAATGAATCAAAAATATTAAGAACAAACCCCTCTTTGTCAAGTTGCATTACAGCACGCTTCCTTGCACTTGCTTTCTTTGAGTAAGAAGCAATCTTTTTAGGAATGTTTTTACTAACTTTATAACGCCACATATATTCACCTGAACGGTTTACTATGCCTTTTGCACAATTGGATATATCATGTCTTTGTAAACCTGTTACAACGCTTGCGTGTGATGAGCTTATATACTCGTCAATGTAATTCCCATTAAGGTCATATTGAAGAACAGGCTTTGAATTCCAAGATATTCCACCCTCGCCACCAAGTGTGATATTGTATCCGTTTGAGTTTGGGAATGATATACAAGAATTGCACTTCTTAATCCATTGTATTTCTTTTTCTCTGATTTCAGAATCATTATCTGCTTTATCAACTATTTCCCATTCAAAGTTATTAACACCATATTTCTTTAATGCGTTATGAAAAGGCAAGCCATTGTTTATATCGCCAATGTGCTGTTTCTTTCTTTTTTCAAGATTATAAGTTTTTCCAATGTATATTTTACCATTGATTTTATTAGTTACTTTGTATATAATATAAGATTTATTCATACTTATATTATATCACATATTGCTTGTTTTGAAAACTTTAGCCTTCACCGATTTTGCCCGATTGTCATAAGATATTTCTATTCTTATGCAACACTTGGAAGATAAGCTATATCATTAACTTTCTTCCGTCTATTAGCTAAATCACCCCAAGATACTTTACTTTGGTCTAATATTGCTAACACTCTTAACTGCTGTTTTTCCATCTGTGTCATTTCTGATACAGACTTAGAAATGCCTAAGTTATAGGCATACGTCGCTAATGTAGCATTAGTAATATCAATACCATATTTATACAATGCCCTTGATTGACCGATTAAGCCACTTTGTAAGTTCTGTGCTACCGTTGAATAGTCCACATTAAAAAGTGAGCTTATATCGCCTGCAAGCATTGTCATTGACTTTGTTATTGCTGTTGTTGCTTCACCTGTCTGCCCTAGTGAGTTAGTGACAGAAGCTAATTGTGAAGCGTACTGTGTTATCTCTTGTATGTTAAGTCCTAAGTTCTTTGCTCCACTTTCTTCAAGTAAGCCACCTTGAACATTGACTTTTAAGCCAGATAGCTTTCCAAGAGTATCATTTACTCTACTTTGAAAGCTCTCTGCGTATGCTGTTGCGTTATCATATCCGTACTTTTCGTAATCTTTATCCCACTCTGAACCAATTTTGCCAAACGCTACCGCTTGATAGTTGAATGCTTCAATGTAATCTGTCGTTGACTTGATTGCTTCTATAAGTTTCTTGCTGCCACGAATTACCATAAAATAAGTGGCATAAAACTTGCCTATTGCACTTGCTAAATTCCAACTGCTTTTAGTTGCTGTTCTAGCACTTGTAGAAACGCCATACAGCGTTTTTTGAAGTGAGTTTGAAGAAGTACCCACCTTGCTACCTTGACTAGCAAGATTAGCCAATGCGTTAGTCATTTGAATAACATTTTGACTTACTGTTGGCGCTCTTGATAGCGTTGTCATTAAGCCATTTAAAGCATTGCCCAATTTTGGAATGTTTACAACGGCGTTTTCTATACTCTTACTGCCTAGCTTACCAAGTGACTTTGCAAATTCTGTGACTTGTGTTGCATTTTGCGGAATAGCTGATATGCTTGCAACTGCCTTTGTGACAGCTTGAAGTGATGTAGCTGTGTTAGTTAGTGCAACTGAATCAACAGAACCTATCTTTGTGATGTTCTTAGCAAGTCTTGTAAAATCTGCTGTTCCTGCGTTCATATTCTGCATAGCAGAACCTAACTGACTAACACCACTCGCAAGACCGCTTAGTGATGAACCATTCACAGTCGCAAGTGATGTTGACAGCCTTGTAAGCTGATTTATCAGTTTATCGACGGAATTAATAGCTTTAGTGGCAGTACCGGTAATTTTGACTTCTAACGAATCTAATTCCACGCTTTAACCCCCTTTATAGGATTGTTGGCGGTAGTCCTCTCTTTTCAGCTCGTGCCGCCCATTTCTGTTCATTGAGTAACATTCGCTGTAACTCTTTATCGTAGGTATCTTCTTCGCTTTCTTCCGTTTTTTCTGATAAAATAGCCTGCTTCGGATATTCAATGTGTGTATCTTTGCTAAATGCCGCACCAATGCCACAAGAAATAGCCGGTATTGCATAGACAAAAAACCAGTTATACATTTCTGCATCTCGATTTTGTCTATCAATCTTTTTGCCTTTTGCGTATAGTAATAATTTTTTAGGTGTCATTTTTAGAAAGTCTGAATAACTAACGCCTAGTGAACTGGCTAAAACAAAGTATTCTTCCCATATTATTTTGTGGAAGTCTGCTTTTTCTTGTGGTCCTGTGGAACTACTGTCGGCTTCTTCTGCTCCTGTGCCGCTTCTTCCACATTGTTCGCCATTTCCTCTAACATCGTTGTTATCCCCGACAGCTCGAAAAAACCATCATCTTCCATCGCTTTCTTGATTTCTTCAAACAATGTTCTATATCCGTAACTCTTATCTGTCTTTCTTTTCTCTGTAATATATGCCCTAGTGAGTTCCTTTGCTTCATTCATAGTTACTGGGTTATTGTCAATACAGCCTGCATAAATGGCTAAAATGCAAATCTCTGGCACATCTGCTGTCATATTTGCTAAGCCGTCAAAAGAAGCCTGTGCAACACTTTTATCTGTCTGTGCAAGTAAGTAAGAACCGTTAACAACAGAAAACATTTTCTGCACAATTTCCTTGCATTCTGCTGCACCGAAGCTAAACTCAACTTTGTATTCTTTTCCATTTACATTAATATTCATCATAATTTTTACCCTTTCCCACCCTATCGTCCATATAGGGAAAGGTGCGGATTTTACACCGCACCTACCTTTTTTAATAATTATTCTGTTACATCATCAAGATATGATGTGTAGTCGGCTGTTTTGGCGTTTGTGCCACCAATCGACACAGCCTTTGATTTAGTCGATCGGCTTATCATTCCCCCACCTTTGTTACTGTGAACGTGCCACCAGTGCCTTCGACAACTTGAAGCTTGTCTGTGCATTCGATAGGTGAAGTGTTAGGAACTGCTGTTACTGTCATTTCAAGTACTGAATCAGTACCAGAAACATCATTAGGTGTTGCTGTTACCTGTCCGACAAATGCGTACTTAGCAACCGCACCTAATCCATCAGAGCCATATAACTGAATAATGTCTAACTGCTTACCCTCCGCTTTGATTAAGTCCTGTAAATAAGATTTTTCAAGGTTGCCTGTGTAAGTCTTAGCGTCAGATGTTTTGATACCCATTAAGAATGTCTGTGAATCATCTTCAAATGTTGTACTTTCAACTGTGTTAGGTGCTGATACTGGTGCTGAAATTGACTTAGCCGCAACCATTAACTTATATGAGCCTGCAAAACCATCTTCGCTATGCTCCTTGTAGATAACTCTAGCTTTATAACTTGTACTTGCCATTGCCTTGTCTACCTCCTAAAAATTTGCAAAAAATAAGAGCATTCCTGCTCTTTGTTACATTAATCTGTCATTTGCCGCTATCATTCTTCTGAATCTAGCGGTACTCTTATGTACTTTATTGCTGATTGAGAACTCTGGCATTGCATTGCCTTGAAATCTCATTGTCTTGAATGTATCTGTAATTATCGCCATAACCTTGCGACAGTCAGACTTACTTGTGTTAGTGGTAACATCTACTTGAAATGTTGCTAACAATGCGTTAATCGTTTGTCCGTCAAGTGTTTGTCCTTGTTCAACTGCTGGCAGTAAATGAATGTATACTGTCGGGAATGTTGCTTGACCGCTGTTTTCCCCCTCATTAGTTATAACTATCTTTGGATATGTTTTCTTTAGTTGCGTTAGGGTTTTAGCCTTGACAAGTGCTGTGACTGTATTCTCGAGGTCTATCGCCCAATCGTTTGCGTTTGCCATTAACTAAACACCTCTCTTGCTATCTGCTTATACTGATTAATAATCTCCATTGTGGCGTTATACATAGGCATTGTAGCTTTAACGCCGTGCGTGTAGTGCCATTGATTATCATTACCTAAGTAGTACCAGCCATTTTCAAATGCGTGTATTTGTCCCGGGTATGTTCCTACACCCAAGCCAAAATCATTAGCCTTTGGGTTCTCGTTGCCGCTGTTGTAATAAATACCAGCGCCAAATTCAATCGCTAATAGCGTGTAAAATGGCTCTCTATCTTCTACTTCAACAGTTTTACCGGTAGCAATTAAAATAGCTTGGTAGCCATCTTGAATAGGCTTTCTGTCAACTCTCAATGTTACCGTCCTACCTAATGGACTTTCATTAACACTCATAATTGCCGCTTTGTCGCCTAATTCTGCTAGTCGTTCAACAAGCAGTTCGCATTTATACTGTAAACTCTGATTATACTGTTGTAGCTGTCTGATAGCTTCATTTACGGACTTTTCAGACAAGGATATATTAATTGTATGTCTTGCCATAAACGCGCTCCTTAACTGCTTGCAAAATAGCTTTTCTTATGCTTTCATTTATTGGCTCTTGCGTAGATGGGATTGTCTTTCCTTTAAAGATAGAACCAACTAGCTGTTCATTGCCTGTTTGTATAAATAAAGAACCATTTTCGGGAAAGCCGTCTGTCTGATACTTCGTATTTACCACCTACTTTACAACTGCTTTAAGCATATACTTAGTTGAATATAGTGCCGGCTTAATGCCTACAATCGTGAAATCTGCCGATGTTTCATCAACAAGACTGTCAGATGTGTATGTAGGCTTGCTATCAAGCCAGATAAGGTCGCCTTTTTGAATAGGCAATGTATTCCTATCTGTCAGTAAAATAGCGTCAAAATCAGCGGTATCAAAGCCGTATTCCTTGCTCTGTGCTTCTCCACCGCTGAATGATATGTTTGCTTTGAAATCGACCGGCTCTGAAAAACCTGTTTTTTCTTCAAGAACTTTAGGTATCTTATTTCCCTCATCATCAAGATAAGGAATGAAGTTGCCCTCTGTGTCGGTATATCCCTCATAAAGGATATTGCCGTCATCATCTCTTTCATAGATAGTTACCGTCTGTCCTTGAAGTGAATACTTCATAGCCTGCTTATTAATGTCAAGCATTGTTTTTTACCTGCTTATAAATCTGATTAACGCCTGTGCTTGATAATCCGGACACAATTCCTACTGCGATTGCATTAAGAATGTCATTTGCCGGAAAGTCCGGTATTGCATACATACCTATAATGCCTAAGATACCGCCTGCAACGCCTACGATTATAGGAATGTAATTATCCTTAATGTGAGGAATCGCCTTAGCTCCTAAGCCTATCAGATATGTAATTACAACGATTGCTACAACTGTTGTTACCGATGTTATATCCATTCTGCTATACCTCCTTATCTTCATTAAGTCGTGCTTCCAATCCGTCTATTCGGTGGTGTGCCGACTTTACACTTTCCTCAACCTTAATAATCCTGTTATCGTGAGAATTAAGTTCTTTTCTCATTTCTATAACTTCATTTTTTATCTCTGTTGTGTTGCCTGATATTGTGTCAAGTTTCATATTTATGCGTGTATTTTCCTTTACACGCTCCGTAAGTTCTGCATTGTCAGACTTTTTGTTGTTCTTAAGATTAAATCCCAACGTAAACAGTCCGAAAAAGACGGAAAAAGCAACTGAAATAATGCTTATAATTACTGCTATTGGCATTGATATACCGCCTTTCATAATTAATAATGGCACACCGCCCACCACC